ATCTGCCTAGCAATTTGCTTGGTGGCACTTTTGAAGGCTTTGTTGAGAATGTCGCACTTCGAGCAACACCCACCTTTGTGGACATAACCCTCTACATCACAGCAACAGATCTATCCCTGAGCACGACTCAATGGGAAACAGTCATTCCTAGTTCATTAGCTTGGACAGGCGTAAATGGTACACTTATCTGGAACAACGCGACAGGAGCATTAACTTAATGGCAACGACCCCGAACTTTAACTGGAGCACTCCAGACAACACAGGACTGGTTAAGAATGGTGCTCTTGACATTCGCACACTTGGCAACTCTATCGATGCTTCATTGGTCGATCTTAAAGGTGGCACTACTGGTCAAGTCCTTGCTAAGGCATCTAACACAGACATGGACTTCTCATGGGTTGCACAAGATGACAGCAACGCTATTCAGAACGCCATTGTTGATGCTAAGGGTGATCTCATTGCAGCGACTGGTTCAGACACACCAGCCCGCCTAGCAGTAGGCGCAAATGATTTGCTTTTAACAGCTGCAAGCGGTGAAGCAACTGGATTGAAATACACAGGTGCTTGGACAACATACACACCAGTTGTGAGAAATGGTGTGACAGTCGGAAACGGAACAGAGGTTTACCGCTGGACACAAATTGGTAAAATCGTATTTTTTTATTACAGTTTTACTTTAGGTTCAACAAGCAGTTTTGGCACAGGTGGTTTTGTGCAAATCTCTTTGCCAAAAAATAATAGTCAAGATTCATGGCAAGGAACTGCTAATTTTACTGACGCAGGTACTGGTGACTATGTCGGATCCATTCAAATTACTACAAATACTTTTCTACCCAAGTTATCAACAAGCCCCGTACAAAACATCACTACGACTAGCCCATTTACTTGGACAAATACCGATCGATTTATCGCAACAGGATTTTACGAGGTGGCATAATGTTTAATTTTAATCCAGCATTTCCAGATGCAACTAATGAGCAAAAGTGGGAGCAAATTAAGTTATGGCGTAACGCCCAACTCGTTGCTTCTGATTGGACAATGCACACAGATGCACCAACTGACAAAGTAAAGTGGGCTGCTTATCGTCAAGCATTGCGTGATCTACCTGCACAGGGTGGATTAGCAGATGCAGCGGAGTTCCCTGTTGCACCATGAAGCCAAGACTTTCTAAAGCTGCCATTCAATTAAGGGAGCAATTCGATGACTCGTTCCCAGATCGTGACCGCACATCGGATGGTTGGATCGGTGATACCCGACACGCTGCTCGCAAGTCAGATCATAATCCAGATGAGCAAGGCTGGGTTCGTGCCATTGATGTGGACAAAGACTTATTCAAGGGTGGCAAGCCAGACATCATGGGAGATCTTGCTGATCAGCTTCGTACCTTATCCAAGTCAAAAGCAGACAAGCGTATTAGTTACATCATTTTCGATGGACGAATCTGCTCACGCATCCTTAACTGGAAATGGCGCAAGTACACAGGGGCTAACAAACACACTAAGCACATGCATGTTAGCTTTAAGAAAGAAGCTGACAATGATAGTGCTTTTTTTCAAGTATCTATGTTAGGTGGAGAATAATGAAGAACATGAAGAACCCTGCAATCCTTGCTGCTGGAGCATTCTTAGCTGCATGGGCATCCAGCAACTTTGATCTTGACTATCGCGCAGTCCTATGGGCTGTTCTATCAGGTGTATTCGGATACGCCACGCCTAAGAAGTAATGAGTCCGCAAGACATCGCAGCAATCGTTGCAGCGGTGACAACAGTAATCGGATCATTTGCTATGGCAGTTCGCTGGCTTGTCAAGCATTATCTTGCAGAGTTAAAGCCGAATGGCGGAAGCTCTATGAATGACCGACTAAATCGATTAGAAGCGCGTGTCGAGACAATCATTGTCCTGTTAGATAGGTAACAATTATCCTATGGCAAGAAAAGCAACTAAGGCTTTAGAAGAACAGGGTTACTCAAAGCTTGATGCTTACTGCATTGGGCTTTATGAGTATTTTTGCTCGCTTAAAAGAGCAGGGTTTGCAGAAGATGTTGCCATGTTCATGATTACAGAGCCACAGGCTTACCCTCACTGGATTCTGCCTGATCCTATTGACCCTGAAAAGTTCGGGGATTACGAGGACGATGAGGATGACTATTAAAAAGATCGTCGTAGTTTCGGACTTACAAGTCCCCTACCATGACAGGGTTGCAACTCGTAACCTTGCTTCTTTCATCACCAAGTTTAAGCCAGATCAGGTAGTTACCATTGGCGATGAGATTGACCTTCCACAGATAAGTAAGTGGGAAGAAGGGCGCATGGGCAGTTACGCCCAGACCCTAGATGATGATCGCAATGAGGCTGTTCAGCTGCTCTGGGATTTAGGCGTTACAGATTGCATCCGTAGCAATCACACAGATCGCCTGTATAACATCATCATGGCTAAAGTTCCTGCTTTTGGCGCATTGCCAGAGCTACGCTTCGAGAAGTTCATGAAGTTCGATGAACTGGGTATCACCTTCCATAAGAACCCAATGCCTATTGCGCCTAACTGGATTGCAGTGCATGGAGATCACACACCAATCAAGCCACAAGGGGGCTTATCAGCCCTAGAGGCGGCTCGTAGGCATGGAAAGAATGTCATCTCAGGTCATACCCACAGAGCAGGGCGTTCAGCCTTCTCAGAGGCTTCTGGGGGGCGTATAGGGCGTGTCCTACATGGTGTCGAGGTAGGCAATCTCATGGACTTTAAGCAAGCTGCTTACACTAAAGGCGTAGCCAATTGGCAGCAAGCCTTTGCCATTATCTATGTGAACAAGGCTAAGGTTCAGGTTGATCTAATCAACATCGAGAAGGACGGCACATTCATCGTGGCTGGAAAGTCATACGGCAGACCAAGATAATCGTTATCGTTTCGTTACACAAATGTCCTTGATTAGTCTGTCATCTATGCAACACTAATCCTGTACCCAATCAAGGGCATTGGGGCAGATAGGTAAATCATGAGCAATACAGACAAGCTGCTTCTGATCTGCATCATTGGAATGGTCATTGGCTTTGCCATCACCATCTTTGATGTCCAGCGTAGAAGCTATGACAAGGGCTTACGAGATGGATACCATCGTGGGCGTAACTTTCGTGGTGATTTAGATTGAGAGCCAATGAAATCCTCTTATCCGCCACAGACACTATCCGCGAGCGTGGTTTATCGTATGGTCACCCTTCAGATAACCTGCAACACACCGCAATGCTGCTCAGTGCATACCTACAGACACCGATCCATGACTATCAAGTCGCAGGGATCATGGTACTTGTCAAGCTTGCAAGGACTAATCAATCAGCCCAGCACATCGACAACTGGGTCGATTTATGCAGCTATGGCGCACTCGCTGGACAACTAGCCACAGAGGAGAACGAGCTTTATGTTTAACCTAGCCGATTACGAGACAGTAGAGGTGAGACTTGAAAAGTTTATTAAGGACTATCCAGATTTCCGCATTTCAACAGAGTTGGAAGTGGTCGAGAAGGATCGATACATTGTTAAGGCTTATCTTTACAAAAGTTCTGCCGATAGTGTTGCATGGGCGACAGGGTACGCTGAGGAGAAGATTACTGACCGAGGCGTTAATGCGACTTCAGCTCTGGAGAATTGCGAGACTTCGGCAATCGGCAGAGCACTTGCAAATGCAGGTTATGCTTCTAAAGGAAAAAGACCAAGCCGCGAGGAAATGAGCAAAGTCGTAGCTTCTAAGCCAGTCAAGCCACCGGTGGCAGAAGTCAAGGCAGATGATCAGGATTACTGGACAACTCCAGTGGGTCAATACAATAAAGTAGTCGATGCTCCAGTCACATTAGAGAAGGCTATGGAGAACATTGCAGCTGTAATGGGTACAGGCGAAGCACAAGAAGCACCATCATGCAAGCATGGACACATGGCGTGGCGCGAAGGCACAAAGAATAACAAGGCTTGGGGCGGTTACTTCTGCTCTGTAGTCAATCATCAAGGGGGCGAGCCTAAGTGTCCTACAGTCTGGTATTCACTTTCATCCAGTGGCAAGTTCGAGCCACAGAAGGCATGGGCTTAACATGGGTTATGTAGAGATCTATAACATTGAGAAAGATGGCGAATGGACAGACTTAGAGGATGTGCCTATGTATGACACAATCTTATGTCAGCTGTGCAATGAACCGACACTAGCTAGTGACATCATCATTCCAGCCATCATCACAGATGGCAATCTAGTGGCAGGAACATGGCAATGCAGAAAGTGCCATGCAGTCAATGGATAAGGATGATCTGATAGCGATCTTGCACTCATTAACAATCGCTCTGGCTTTGCTTGGCGGTTATTACTTGGGAATGAGACATGGCTAGTCAAGCAAGAAAACATAGAGGCTTCCGCACAGAGCGCGTAGTCGCACAGTACCTATCGACTGTGTGGAGTGGTGCAACTGTCGGAAGGGGTAGCGGTAAGGACATTGTCAATGTTCCCTTTGATGTTGAAGTCAAGGCACGATCAGGCTTTCAACCATTGGCTTACATAAAGCAATTAAAAGCTCGCACAGCTCTTTCGGGGGAATTGGGCTTTGGAGTAATACGACTAAACGGACAGGGTGAAGATGCGCGTGAGTATGCCGCCATCATCCGCTTAGAGGATCTCTTACCGCTACTCCAATTAAAGTATGGTCACATTACTAGCGAACCCACAGAGGCAGACATTGACCGCTGCACAGGCTGTGGGTCTTACATGATACAGAGGTGCTTAACATGCCAGCCTATGACTACCGATGCAACCAGTGCAATCTCAGTTCGGAGATCACTCATGGATGGCACGATAGACCAGTGATTCCATGCACCTATTGCAATGAGCCTATGGTGAAGGTTATAGCAGCTGCACCTGCACACTTTAAGGGCAAAGGCTTCTACAGTACGGATAAATAGTTATCCACAGAAGTTATCCACAGGGTAACAGTAGGGAGACATTATGAAACGACACACCGCTCTGACCAGCACTTATGCTAATGGATTTGACACCGATGGTACGCTAACTCAGCAGAGCCTCTCAAAGGCTCACCGCGAGCCGCCTAAGCGGATCGCTCGCGGGGTGCTTGTAGCTATTGGGATAGCTCTTTGCTTCATGCCTGAAGCAGGGGGATCTAAACCAATGCGTTATGTAACTTATAAAGAGTATTCATTACATCTATTGCATTATGACTATAAGCAGTACAAATGCCTGACCACGCTCTGGGGTAAGGAAAGCGCGTGGAATCCAGATGCAATAGGAAATCTTAATGGATCTCAAAGAGTCTATGGGATACCACAGGGTAAGAGTGAGTGGCTTAAAGACCAAGATGGTTATTCGCAGGTAAGATGGGGATTGTCATACATCGATAACCGCCATTCCACACCATGCAAGGCGCTACAGCATTGGAAGGTCAACAATTGGTATTAGATTTAGAAGCTACTGTTCAATGCAGTAGATGTGAGACTGAGACACCAGAGTCTGAGCTGCATGAAGTTCATGCTTGGTGGTTATGTGGTAACTGTTATGATGAGATCTAATGGCATTGAATCAAAGAAGGGTTAATGACCCTAGAGACAGCAGAAGATGGAGAGCCTTTCGGCTCACGATCTTGGCTAGGGATAACTACATTTGT